GCCATATGGAACTTATAGGTTCAAGTTAAGTGTCAGTATATACATTGTGGTTCCAAACTCAAGGTTAAATTCATGGTAAATAGGCAGCATCATTCTGTAGTGCGGCTTTCAGCTGCTGCATGGATTTTGGTGGCCTGCGGTAGGATTGATTAGGGTCTACGATCTTTGGCTCCATGGCTATCAAACCATGCCTTTGCCGCGCACAGTCAAGAGCAAGAAACGCAGCATCCGCCAAGTCAGGGCTTTTCCCAATCCGCTGTTTGAACTCAGGCTTGGATTCGATCCTCACTTTTAAGGAGCCAGTCTTAACCAGCTCGTAGTTACGACCGACGATCTCCTGCGCCAGATCACTGTCCAGCCCAAAGAACTGGCGAGTTCTCATGAGCTCCTTGCCTACAAACCAGAGCTCAGAAACCCTGTTGGTATATAGCTCTATGCCAGTGAGTTGGCTATTTACTGAGACTCTCTTATCTGAAGGCTTGCCACCAAAGGTAACACGCAAGAACCGAGGAGACCACTCACCAGCCAGCACGTCACAGAATGAGGAGCCTGCACCAGTAGCATCCACCGCCAGATCATCTGGGGCTACGCCTTCCTTCTCACAGATCTTCTTGATCTGCTGGACTATCTGGTATGATCGTGGCACCGCCTTGTTGGTAGCATCATCATTAAGCTGGAAGCTCTTACCCAGCTCAAACACATACTGTCCTTTGTCATCTGTGCCGACGTAGCCTGTGTATAGAATCGTTCTATCACCACCATTGGTAAAGGCAGGGTCAAGCCCAGCTACCTTTACAGGTTGTGACCCCCAATTTACTTTGTGCATACATCCACTCTTGGTGATCTCATTCTCAGAGTAGATCCCAGCGTCTTCATCACTATCAAAGAACACGGCTCTCACCATTCGCATGTATCCACGGGACGCTGTGCCGAGCAGCTCACGCTTCTCAGCTATCTGATCAGCCCGCGGAAGGTATGGGTAGATGGTCTCACCAGCTAGGATGTTGGGGCTACGCTCACCGTCCAGCCTGATATACTTACCACCCCACTTGGTGCGCCAGCCATCATCGACGTTGGTATCTACTGAGTCCCATCCATCCTCTGGCTCAGACCACACACCAAAGGCATCAAACTTAGAACTAGGGTTGGACATGCCAATCATCCTGAACTCTGGGTTAGCTGAGAGGTTGGTCAGACCAGCGTGGACTACAGCCTCCGAGATCTCAGACAGCTCATCCCCGATGACAATCACTCGCTTGTTCTTAATACCAATGAACTTACCAACAGCCTCTCGAGTCCTGCTCTTCTCAGCTGCAATGAGCGACAGACCAGACTTCTCCAGCAGGGTGCCGTGCTCATTGACATAAGCGACGTTACCAATTGAATCCCGAATCCTGAAAGGCATATCATCTATCACTGCCAGTAACGTGATGATTGAACCCCAAATCCTTTTTCGTGCTTCACGCAACGTGGTTGAAGTAATCAGGACTAAGGTATCCTTTGGCTGGGACAAGCAGTTAACGATGGCATAAGCAGCCATGGTGTGAGACTTGGATGAGGATGCAGCACCGCCCACAGCGAGGAACTTATTCTCAAGGCAGCTGCGGATAATCATCTTAGCCCATGGGTTTTGCTGCATTAAGGGTTCAGGAATGTCGGGGCGGTTCCATAGGATGTCACAAATACGCCAGAAGTAATACTCCTTGGCTTTTGTAAGCTCATGGTTTGCGAAGCCAAAGAGCAGGGCGGTCAGCAAACTGGTTGGTGGGATAATTAGACCACCTACATCCATGTCCGTTGAGGATGGTTTAATGTGCGGCTCGTATTTGCTGTCTAATTTAATGTCCATTAAAGATTGAATACATTGTAAATACCAAGTATACTCCAACCCATGGCGAAGGACAACCCTGAAGACAATAAAAATAAAGGACCAGAACCGCTGCCTTTACACCATAAAAAAGTCAGTAACCCATTCGGACAGAATGGTAAGAAGCGCCGTCTGTTTACAAAAGCCATGGAGCTCTATGAGCAGCAGTATACTTTTGCTGCAATTGCTAAGGAGTGCGGAGTCCACGTATCGACTTTGCGTAGATGGTTCAGGGATGCAGGTGCACCACCTAAGAAGAGTAAGTGGGAAGAGAACCCAACTCCGTGGATTGATAAAGAAGCGCCTAAGCCAGAGTCCATCTTTGATGGCACGGAGGAGCATAAGACTAAGCACGCTGTAGACAAAGCTGCCGAGCACGCGCACCTAAAAGAGAAAGGCAGGATCGATGAGATAGCTTCTGCCCAAGCCAGTCCAGCAGAGCAATACCAGAGCTACATGGCGAGTCAAGCGGTCCGACTGATGCGAGATGGTATGGCTCAGATGAGACCACCAACCAACGTCCGCGAAGTGGAAGTGCTAGATAAGATAGCTCGCCGCCACTTTGGCTTAGACGAAAAGCAAAGCGGTGGCGCGACCAGCCTAAGCATAGACATAAACATTCTAAATGACGCAGCTGCGGCTTCAAGGAAGAGGCCCACCAAAGTTGTCGATGTAGACCCAAATCCAAAAGACAACAAAGACCAATGAAATTCTTCGCCTCACGCACGCATGAGCCCAACCCCTTCGTCATCAAAGGGAGCATCCGCTCTAACCTAGATTACTTTTACTCTGCTAAGCAGATCACGGGAGACTTTGTCAGGGTAATCCCCTCGACATGGAAAGAGATCTCATTCCTACAGAGTCTTGAGAAAGGCTATAACTTATTTGCTCCATGGCACGGCGACGGTGTTCTAGTCAAAGCAGACTTCCTCCCAGCTGTCAGTGATAGTAGGCGTCGATAATGGGGCTTGCTCTGGAGCAGCGGTTGCGATTAGCAGCTGGGATGGTGCGGTGCTAGGATACACGAGGTTGCCCAGCCACAAGGTGGGGAAAAAGACTGAGCTCGACATGATCGGTTTTCGTGATTGGGTGCTGGAATTCAAGCTACCACCCGTCAATATTATCATCGAGGAGCCTCTGCATCACGCGCCATCATCTCAGTCCATGCGATCCATGGCATTGTGCTATGGGCAAATCACTGGGTTGTGCACAGGCATGGCGTGGCCTTGGGAAGGGCTGTCTGTGAGGCAGTGGCAGAAAGATATGCTGGGCAAGTTTCCACGCGGGCAATCGAAGAAGTATGCGCTGGCAAAGGCCAAAGAGCTGTATCCCGATGAGCAATGGTTAGCAACCCCACGCTCCAAAAAACCACATGATGGGATTGTGGATGCTTACCTTATGGCAGCAAGAGAATATCAGATCCACTTTGCAGATTAAAAAATAATTGAGATTTTATTTGACGGTTTTTATATGGGCTGGTATGTGTTGATCACAATAAATCAGAAACCATGAAGCCAGTAAATGAAATCACTATTCCCGAAGCAAGAAGACGCGCATAAGTTTTTCACTATTACCCAGCGGGAGGGACGCAACACACTAGACACCAGCGATGCTGGAACTGGGAAAACTGTAGTTGCCGCTGCGTTAGCAAAATCATTAGGACACCCTGTTGCTGTCCTGTGCCCGAAGCAAGTCATACCATCGTGGGAGCGAGAGCTCAAGGAGATGGGTGTGGAGCCACTATTCGTAATTAACTACGAAAAGATCCGAGGTGGTCGAACCAAGTGGATGACCAAGAAGGGTAAGAATATCATGAAGTGGATTCTACCCATGGGCACACTAGTTCTGGTTGACGAGATCCATAAGTGCAAAGGTCCTTACACCCAGAACGCGCAAATGATCCTATCACTTGTTAACCAAGGATACCAGATCCATGGGATGTCAGCTACCGCAGCTGAGGACCCAACCGAGATGAGGGCTATTGGTTATATGCTAAATCTCCACAATCTTAATAAAGCCCAAGCACCACTTAGGTCGTGGTTCGGCTGGATGAAGCACTTTGGTTGCGAACAAGATTTCTGGAATCAGTGGAGATTAGTCAAAAAGAGCAAACTTAAAGAGCTCAGGACGGCCATGTATGGCATAAGCACTGACCGACTGTCCGTGCAGGATCTACCAGACGCCTTTAAAAAGAACCGTATCTTCGTTGAGCCAATCCAATTTAAGAATCTTGCCAAGATTAAGAAGGCTTACAAAGACTTAGGTCTCACACCTGAAATACTGGAGCAGTATATCGAGCACGGCACCGTCGAGAACAGTGAGCACGTGATCGTTAACATCATACGTGCACGCCAGTTAGCGGAGTCATTGAAAGTCCCAGACCTAGTGGAGATGGCAGAAGACCTGATGCTTGAGGGTTTGTCCGTTGTTATCTTCGTCAGCTTTAAGGAGACCGTGGAGGCTCTATGTGAGAAGCTTTGCTGTGACCGTATCGAGGGTGGGCAGAAGTCCGACCGCCAGCAGGTCATCGATGACTTCCGAGATGACAAGACCACATGCGTGGTTGTCAACACGGCAGCGGGTGGCACAGGCATCTCCCTGCATGATGTCAAGGGTGACCGACCACGTGTCAGCTTAATATCCCCACAGTTCTCCGCCAAGGATCATGTCCAAGTTCTAGGACGTATCCATCGCAATGGCATGAAGTCAGATGCACTTCAGAAGATTCTCGTCGCAAGTGGCAGCGTAGAGGAGGCAGTAATGTCTTCGATGCAACGTCGCCTCGACAACCTAGCAATAATGCAAAACCAAAACCAAAACCAATAAAACAAAACAACACCATGAGTGAAGAAAATAAAGACAACGAACTCGACGAAATCCTAAAAAACCAGTTTGTGCAAGAGCTGCTTAAATTCGTAAGTGACATCCGAACTGCCTTAGGTGATGAAAAGGGTGATCTCGAAAACTCCGAAATCGTACAACGCGCAAAGGACGCATACAAAGGATAATGTCAACGCAGCAGCCACACGCTGACCGAGGTCACGCAGAGTTCAGCCCATCTTCCCTGAAGTATGTGGCTGGGTGTGCTGCTTACCACGGCAAGGATGGTTCATCTCCAGCCGCTGAAATGGGTACTCGTATCCACGAGGCACTGGAAGTGCGCGATCCAGCAGCATTACACAACGAAGAGGAACTGGATCTATATAACCGCTGTGCGGATATGGAAGACGAGTTTCTCGCTGATGCGTTCCCACCAGATGACGAGCGCACTGAGTTCTACGAAGTGCAAGTTGACGTAGATCTGGGTGAAACCCAAACCTATGGCACCTGTGACCGACTGAGTATATCATCAGATGGTAAGTTTGGAGTCCTTGCGGATTACAAGACAGGTATCAGCACCATAGATAAACCCCATGAGAACATGCAAGCGATTGCATATACCATTGGGGTGTTTCAAAAGTTCCCTGATCTGGAGACCATTATGTTTGCGTTCTATGTTCCTCAACGAGGTTCATTACCATTACTCGGTTCTTTTGTAAGAACTGAACTACCTGACCTTATTGAGGTTCTCGGTAATGTCATTAAGGAAGGTGAACGTGTCCGTCCCATGTGGGGTGGTGGTCAATGCCCCCCAGCTGGGGAGTGTAACCCTACCCAGAATTGTAGGTTCTGTCGCCATGAAGATCGTTGCCCCGCTTTAGGTGGTCTCGTTCTGGATGTGGCTTCTAACTTACAACGCAAGGACTTCACAAACATAGACATTGAAGCTGTTGATGATCCAGCATCCATTGAGGAACTCTGGAACATCTCGAAGATCGTAGAAGCGTGGGCCAAACGCCTACGCGCCCGAGCTATGGAAATGGCGCACGAAGGTGCTGAGTTCCCATCCCTTCGACTCTCATCTATGGGAGCTCCTACCAAAGTCGTAGACAACCACAAGTTCATTAAGATCGCCTCCGACATGGGTGTTGATACTGATGAGCTTTTAGACAGCGCCACATTTGCAGTAACTAAGACAGCTAAGCTTGTCGGTGAGACCGCAGACAAAGGCGAAAAAGGACAGAAGTCCGCAGAATTTCTGGACACTTGCAAAGACGCAGGTGCCCTCGAAAAACAAAAGGAGCGATTCACGCTCCGCTAAACCAAAAAACAATAAACCATATAATAATATGCCAAAAGCAAAAGAAGAAGAAATTGAAGCAGCAACAACCACAGCTGTCACTACCGTCGGACAAGAACTTACTATCGATGCCGACGATATCGATATCCCACGACTTAACGTCGTGCAGAAAATGTCCACTGGGGACTTTGATCACGGAAGTCTTATCCTAGATAAGACCCACGAGATCTTACCTCGGGAGACTAAAGGACATTGCATCATCCTCGGTGCAATTAAGAAATGGAAAGAGGACATCGACTTCGACTCGGATGAGATGCCTCGGATCGTAGGAACAAAGCAAGAGATGGAACAGCTTAAGATAGATTCAGAATATCAAATTCTAGAATTTGCCGAGCTAATTCTTATGTTTGCCCAACCAGAAGGTAATACGGATGATGATGCGTTCCCCTTCCCAATTGGTGACAACAACTACTGTATCGGAAAGATCTACGTCCAGAAGGATGCATATCGTAAGACCTATAAAAGCCTTATGACGTTTGCTGCTTTCAACCGTGGGCTACCTCTGAACAGCCGTCTATGGAACTTTGAGTCTCAGATCATGAGCAAGGGTAAATACTCATGGTATGTCCCGACCCTCAGTGTGACTAAAGAGCACGTCCCAGAAGCAGTTGCAGACTTCGCAAACTCATTCCAAGCATAGTTGTATGAGTTCCCATTTAGACGTGATCTCTGAGGAGATTGCAACCGCCAATAAAATGCTCTCAGATCTCGATGACAACATCAAAACTCTGCAAGAACATTACGCTCGCACGGTCGTTATCATTGACGCCTTCGAGAAAGCCAAAGGGCTCTTTGATATCCAAGAAGAGCTTTCACTAGAGGAGTAATCCCTAGTTTAATATACATGACCCACCCACACCCCTATGACGTCATGGGGGTGTGGGTAAATTTATGCCAAATTACAATCACGGCACACACCAAAAATATGAATAATAAAATTACTTACGCGTTAGATTTTGAGACATTTTACAGCAACGACTGTAGTATCAGAACACTCGGCCCCTTGGGCTACTTCTCACACCACGAATTTGATGCCTATATGGTCTCGGTTGTCGGCGATGATGGATACGAATTTGTTGGTCACCCCAAAGACTTCGATTGGGATATGCTAATTGACAATGTTGTCCTCGCCCACAATGCATCTTTTGATGAAACACTTTACAAGTATGGGACCACACAAGGCTGGTGGCCCGATGTCAAATACTCCGCATGGCACTGCACAGCAGATCTTGCGGCTTATGTTGGTATACCAAGGAACCTCGCTGGTGCTTCAGAATATGCACTCGGAGTTAAGCCAGACAAGTCCACCCGAGACAACATGAAAGGAAAGCTCTGGGAAAACATGACACCAGAGTTTCAGGCGGAGGTCTCCGAATATGCATTAGTAGACTCACGTCTCTGCCTACAGCTGTGGCAGAAAATAGGTGACGAGTGGCCAGAGCACGAAAGAGAAATCAGCCGTGTCAATAGGGAGGCTCTACAACGTGGCATACCCATTGATCAAGAAGAGCTCAAGATGGCACAAGAACGTGTTAAGCAATACTTGTTTGATGCGGAGGCTAACATACCATGGCTTGGTGAGAAGCCGACCCTATCGAGAAAAGCCTTCAATGAAGAATGTCGGAAGATGGGCATAGAGCCACCAGCCTCTCTAGCAAAAACAGACATTAAGGCACAGGAATGGATTAAGGAGCATGGGCAGAAGTATAAGTGGATTCAGGCGGTATCTGAGTGGCGTAGGATCAACTCCTTACTTAAGAAGTTGGAAGCTATTGATTGTGCCACGATGCCAGACGGTCGCTATTACGGAAACATAATGTATTTTGGGGCACACACTGGTCGCTTCTCAGGGGGTGGCGGTAACTTTAACCTACAGAACCTGCCCCGAAAAGAAATGTTCGGGGCCGATCTACGCAAACTAATCTGTGCCCCTGAAGGCAAGAAGCTAGTCGTAGTTGACTTGTCTCAGATTGAGGTGCGGACGCTACTGTGGTTAGCAGAGGATTGGGACATGCTTAAAACTGTTGAACAGTCTGATGACATCTACGAGGCATTTGCCATAGAATTTGACATGTGGGATCCAGCTAAAGGATCTCTCAGGGTTGAGGACCCAGACACAAGAAACTTAGTAAAAGCAATTGTATTGGGCGCTGGGTTTATGGCAGGTCCGAAAGCCTTCGCAGCAGCATATGGTTACAGTGAGGAAGATTCACAATCCGCAATTGACCTCTACCGAGCCAAGATGAAAAAAGTTGTTAAGTTATGGGACACCCTCAAGGAAAACCTAAATGGGTATCACCAGCTGGATGACAGAAACTGTGAACGAAAAGACCATGCGGAAGACTTGCCCCTCAGGCAAATTAAGTATGGTAAGCCCAAGCTAGTCAAAGGTAGGTTTGGGTATCCAGAGAACATCACTCAGATTATTAAGCACTCGCGCCGAGTTGATGTCAGGATCTGGCAGGGTTTGATAACTGAGAACTTAGCACAGGGTTTAGCCCGCGACATATTTGCTGGCATGATGGTGGCACTTGATAAGGCTGGATATAAACTCCTGTTCCACGTTCACGATGAAGTTATTTTAGAGGTTGATGACGAAAATGCTTCCGAGGCTTTGAGCGATGTGGTAAGAATAATGTCGGAGCCGCCACCGTGGATACCAAACATCCCACTGTCCGCTGAGGGTTCTGTCCTGAAACACTACGAGAAATAAGACCATGAAATATTTTTACATTGAGAATCTAAGAAGTTCCGACATCACCATTGTCAAAGATTTGTCCAAGACAAAATCAAAAGTCCCCCACCACAAAACCAAATCGGATCACCGTAAGTGGTCAGCTGAGCCGTCCACCAAGCATGTCTTTTACAATACCGTAGAAGCGGATTCTCCACGGGAGCGTGTCGGAGTTGATAACCCACCCCGCTTGATCTATGGTGTCGTAGGTGACTATGATGCAGCGGTAGACTGGAGCGCAATTGAAGATGTCCTAGAAAAGGCGGCATACACACCGACATGGATTTCACAAACACACAGTGGGTACATGCGTCTAGTATGGGAGTTTGAATCACCTGTCCCTACGTCTGATGAAATGTTCCCAGCGTTCATGAAACAGATAGCGCGAATCCTGACACTGCAAAAGCTACATGCAGGTTTTGATAGCACGTCCATGAAGTCGTCCCAGTATTTTGACTTGGGGACAAACTGGAAGCAGATTGGGGTTTCCCTACCTAAGTCTGTGACACAAACCGCAGCTATCAAAGCAGCGTCCGCACAAGCCCCCCGATCTGGTGATGTGGTTATCTCAATCGACGTCGTTGCGGCTGAGGTAGAAAGCAGATTCCCAGCTAGGTGGACCAACCCATTTGAAGTTGGGCAACGTGGACCCCTGTTCTGGATCAATGATGGCATTGAGAGGGATGGTTGTCAGGTTGTTGAAGATGGTATTGTCTGTTATTCCGACCGTGCAGGTAAAGGGTTTGTTACATGGGCTGAGATCTTTGGACGTAAATTCGTGCAAGATTATGAGCAAGAAAAAGTAGGTAGCTTGCTTGACGACTATTGGTATAACGGTAAGAGCTACTACAAGATGAGCTATGGACAAGCAGTCAGCATCAATGAGGCGCAGGTAATGCGTGAGCTCAAGAAGGCTGGTTTCTCTCAGAAGCCCAGCAAAGGCAAAAACACTTCGGAGATTGACGAGGCTATTCTAGCCATCTGCAACGTGAACCGAGTAAATGATATAGCCCCTGTCATCTTCTCCACAGATCGAATCGTGGAGTTTAACTCAAATCGTATTCTCAATACGGCTTGCCTGTGCCCCACGCAAGCGGACAGTGATGGTGACATTAGTAAGTGGCCTTTTATACACGAGTGGCTACACCAGTTGTTTGCCAATAGTGCTGATCAGCGGCCTACGGTAGAATACTTTTTTGCTTGGCTACAGCGGTTCTATATTGCCGTGATGAACCACCAGCTAACTCAAGGGCAAGCTCTATTGTTAGTGGGTCCTACCAACAAAGGGAAGTCTCTGTTGTCAAACAAAGTTATCGCTGCATTAGTCGGCGGCTTCTCTGATGCGAGTGAATACCTCAGTGGCATCAGTCAGTTCAACAAGGACCTAGCTCGAGTTGCAGCATGGGTGGTAGACGATACCACTTCGGCTGCTTCGTTCCAAGACCAGCTAAAAGCCACCGAGCTTATCAAGCGTGCTGTAGCCAACCCTCGTATGGAATACATGGCTAAGTATGCGGATGCTATGTCTGTGCCTTGGACTGGTCGAGTTATTATGTCCCTTAACGAAGACGCTAATAGCCTGTCGGTTATTCCAGCCCTCGATTCTTCTAACCGTGACAAGATTATGGCACTGAGAATATCAGACAAGGCGACGAGTAGCTTCCCGCCAAACCACGTCTTGGAAGATATAATCGAGCAGGAACTACCACACTTCGCTCGATGGTTACTAGACCACCAACCACATGAGGATATTATGGACGGTCCCGCTAGGTTTGGTGTAGTTAGCTTTATTGACGAGAAGATCGCTGAGGCTGCCTACGACAACTCAAGCCGCAGTAGTGTGGCTGAGCTAGTTGACTGGTTTGCCAAACAGGCAAGGAACTACACGGATGACATTGAGTGGCGTGGGACACTGACTGAGTTCCTTATCTCTACGATGGGTTTCAATGAGGGACGCGCAGTCGGTCGGAGTAACAACCCCGAGTTCGTTCGACGTGGGATGTGCACGATGGAGGAAACTACCAAGTCCAACACCAGCGTCAGACCTGTAAGGTCAGAGGGGCGCGGTGGTGGAAAGATATGGGTTATCAATCTCGAAGAGAGATTCGATATCGAGAAAGTGGGTCAGACAGTTCCTACATCAAGTTTGGCACAGACATAGACCCAGCACCTGCTGGTTGGAACTTCACTGTGGGCTTAGCAGACCCACGGTGAGCATCCATCTCCTCTTCAAGGAGGATACGGCATACACCCCAGTGGTAGTTTGCACGCTCAACATCAGCATTATCCTCAGCAATGAAACCAAGCAGCCCGTGTTTGATTGCATTGAGGTTTCCAAGATGGACAATATCCTGCACTGATTGAAGTGGGATGAACTTCCGTTTCATCAAAAGGCGCACATGTTTAGTCAAATTGGTTGGATTAGAGAGCCTGAGACGGCGATAGCGGGCAACTTGATTGCCCTCCCCCCGCGCTAGCGTCAGTATGACGCCTTTCCAGTCCTCCGAATCAGCAGCAAAGTCCACGGTTCCCACGTTGTCAGTGTCTACCGCTACAATCTTGACGTCGAAGGGGACGGTTTCAAATACAATAGATGTGATCCGAGTTGCATCTACGTTGGCACCGACCATGGCAGTAGACTCATCAAGCTGGAAGATCTCTTCGCCGAGTTCCCCGTTGGTGTTCAGGTAGCTAACAATAACGCGCCCGCAATCTGGTAGTGTAGCCCCTTCCTTAAGTGGGCGTGCGTAGAGCTTGTATTGCTTGGAACGATTGAGGTCAATAATTGAGGGGGCGTAGCCATCATCCACCACACCATACAATGGGTCTGGGCCGCTGCCTACTGTGCTCGATCCTGAACCCGTTAACTTGTAATCATGCCACAGGGATCTGACAGCCGTAGTATTGTCATCAATGGTCGCTGCCATCAGGGACTCGGCACCATCAGGGAGGGAGAAGTATTGGTGATCTGTGACCACGGTATCCTCATACACCAAATCACGCCAGTAGCCCATGCTATATATCCTCGGAAGCACCATATTAAGGCTGGTGAGGAAATCAAAATCGGGGCGAACGTAGTCATTTAGAGACTGGTTAATGGCTGATAAAGTGAGCGCGGGCATAATTTTAATGGTAGCAGATTAAGGAATCAGGGTCAAGGGCTGAGGATTATCAAGGTTGTTGTGACTCGTAGGTATAAAAGTTAAAGGAACCAGAGGGTGGTAAGCCAGTAGCAGTCCATGTGGTTTGTGTTCGTTCGCCTGCAAAAAAATCGGCATCCCTGCCCTGCCAGTAGGCTGCAACAAATGGAAACCCGTCTATGGACACGGTGGTTACGTTATCAGGTTGCGCTTGTCTTTCGCGCCTGTTGCCGTAGAACGGTCCGAACTCAGCCCACCAGTTCGGATAAGGAAATAATCCACCGTCACTTTCCCAATCTCCGTCTTCTGCGAAGTTGCCATATGCAACCCCATTAGCATCAACACCTTCAACACCACTATGCATCTGGAGGGCTCCGATGGGGAATCCGTAACCAATATGGTTTGCTTCGTCGTCAACGTCCCCATCATACATCTTAACAAACGGTCCAAAATTTACTGAAGCAAATACATCACCTGGAAATGTAAATGAGTGTATTTCTCTTGAGGATTCAGCTGGGCCACAAGCTGCTCTCTGTCGAGGCTCAACCTCCTCCTCTGAATACCTCAAATATTGGAAGTAATCGTCGCCACGTTCTTCAGAGTGAATGGTAGATAACTTAAAGGGCTCCACACCCCATCCTTCTTCCCCATCAGGATACGCGACATCCGTAAAGATGAGCTCATAAGTTGTTTCTTCCGCTTCGCTTCCATCAGGATACACGGCCTCTGCGGGAATTAAAACAACTTGGAGTTTAAGTATGTCTTCTGTAATTTCAACGGAAGCCAAGTTAAAAACCAAAGCAGAGGCTTGCTCTAGCGTCATGGGTTCAACATATGCGTAATTAGAGACATCCATATTCTCAATGCAGAAGGGTAAATTCTGCTGTAAGAATGATTCGGTCGGGTCAGTTATTTCTGGGACAGCGTCATCCATATCTTAAAGGGGGATAAAGGCTGGCAATGCAACACCCCTGAAGCAGGAATCATTAATGACCATGTTGCTCCTTACCAACTGCGTGACTATGTATCGGTCTGCGGGTGTCGGATCGTCTGGTAAGTCTGGGTTGTTCCGTATTAGAGCAATTGGGGTCTTAGAGTGGGTGAGGTCTTTTATATTATTTGGGTCAGCAAAAGCATCTTCAGGCAGATACCTTTTCCATACCTCCGTCTCCCCATCGTCTCTTGATGCCACTTCAAATGTTACATTTTTATCCTCAATCCCATACTGAAAATATATCACTGACTCTCCTGTAATGTCTATTCCCAGAGCGGCTAACTCAATATTTACATATTTTCCTTTTGTCACTCCTTCGTTCGTGACTCCATCCTCGGTGACAAGGGAGAGATGTGAAGGGTCATAAATCAATGTCCCTGTAGTTGATAGCACCCACTTCGGTCTTCCTGTCTCAGGAAAATCTGGGTCATTGATAATGGTTATTTTCCATGGGTGTACATCACCACTACCACCACTAAACCTTGATGGTGGGAAGTCAACTAGTGGGTCCGTTTGGTAGTAATTCGTGGGTCCTCCGCTGTAATCAGGATAGGGCATTGTATTAAACTGGTGGGTAACACGTTATTGTTTTCTGGAGGAAACCTCCTTGGAAGGGGGACACCTCGTCTGAGATTACAACATTAACCCAATTAGTTTGCTCGGTGGCTGGTATTGTCTCATTCCACACTAGGTATTCCCACTGGTCACTTGTAGTACCAGTAGTACCTGAAAACGTCTGTGCGGTGTGTAAACATGGTGGGATACTTACCCTAAACAAAGGGCACGAAAAGAAAACAGGGGTCGTCTTCAGGAAGGGTCCTACCGATGATTGTCCTGTTGGGGCTTCTTTAGACCATGTCTCAGTCACGCTAGCGCGGCAGGGCCCACTATATTCTTCCTGTATGTATGTCGGGAAATATGAGAAAACGTCGGTGCCATCTCTCTGGGACCATTTTTGGGGCGTTAGTCCCCCTAGCACGGCTGGCCATTTTTTGTTGACGGTGCTCTCATACGTAACTGCGGGCTCTGGAGTAAATACCGTCCTGTCAATTCTGTATATGACATCGGTCGCATTATTATACACCGCTGTATTTCTTACTTCCTCAGTAGGCGCTGGAGTTGAGTTGGGGGTCTTATCATATTTAGTGAATGTTTCACGAGTGAAATATGGGTTAGTCTCCTTAGATGACGTGAACTCTGCGGTGTCTGGAACAGGGGTTTCTTCGTCAATTTGGAACACCTGAATCGAAGCTCCCGTAACCTCACCCCTATAAACTGCTCTGATGCGGTTTATCTTATTTGGATCTTCAGCGACACCTGTCTGATTAAAGTAAGTTTTAACTTCCAGATGTCCCCAATCAACGGATGATATAACGGTGTAGGTATAAGTCTCGTTAGGGTCTATCTCTGTAACTTCATCAACTTGGTATACTTCGGTGGTGCCATCATTATACACCAACCTAGAATTACCCGTGCTGGTTAATGCTCCGCTAGTGGCAAACTTAGACGTAGTGGTAATCGTGGCATATATAGTAGACTCTTTGGTCTCCCCATTCTCCGCTGCTTTGAATACAAGATCTTCTACATCGACTTGGTAAATGATTGTCCCACCACCCCGATACACTACCCTTGATCTACCAATGTTTCCAGTGACGCTAGAGCTCTGGCTATATGTACTAGTTGTCGTCAGCGTGCCATATAAACGGGCTTCTTTAGTCTGACCAGCATCTTTATTAGAGGCTACTGTTGTAGTCTCATTGTCAACTTGGTAGATAACAATCCCACCTCCGCGGTAAGCCACACGTGAACTTCCTGTAGCGGATGAGATATTGCCAGAGGTTGCATATGTGCTTGTTGTAGTGATGTCGGCGAATATAGTCTGCTGTTTAGTCTGTCCAGCGTCTGTGTTAGTGGGTAACTGAGCGACCTCATTATCAATCTGGTAAAGGATAACACCACCACCTCGGTAAACTACTCGAGAGCTACCCGTGTCACCAGTGACATCACCAGACTGGGCATATGTGCTAGTTGTGGTGATCTTGGCAGCAGCTGTTTTTTGTATTGTCTCACCAGCGTCAGTATTAGTAGTGATCGTTGTCGTCTCTTCATCTACTTGGTAGATCACAACACCACCACCGCGGTAAGCTACACGTGAGCTACCAGTGTCTGTGTTGATCGTAGGAGAAAGTCTGAACTCACTTGCAGTAGATATATCGGCGAAGACAGTCTGCTGTTTGGTCTCACCAGCGTCTGTGTCGGCAGGTAACTCAGCGACCTCGTTATCTATTTGATAAATAGTTACTCCGCCGCCGCGGTAAACGACCCGAGAGCTACCAGTGTCCCCTGTGACATCACCATTCTGGGAGAAAATACTGCTAGTGGTGATAATTGCCGACGCGGTCTTCTGTATAGTTTGACCTGCGTCACCTTCTTTGGCTACTACAGACTCCTCGCTAACTTCATACACTTGTGTAGTCCCGTCATCATAGATAACCCGACTAGACCCCGTGTCAGTCAGCACATCCCCCGTTGATCTGTAAAACTTATTGGTGGTTATTGATGCGTAGATCTGCTCATTCTTCTCCTGACCTGCGGAGCCTTCTTTAATGGTGAAGGTGTCTTCGTCGCGTTGATAAATTTGTAAGGTGCCATCATCAAACACAATACGACTACGGGTGTTGTTCTGCCCTACAATGGGCTCGGTTCCCGCGGATGTGTTGGTCGTTATCTTACCATATGGTCTGGTCTCGACTTGTGATTCGTATTCAAATCCAGTGAGCTCGGCACTACGCTGCTTCCTCTGCCACCCACGCTCATCAAATGATACTGTGTAATTACCCTCTCCGTACTTTTCATCCTCTAGGGTGGAGGTTTCGATAATCTTATACCCGATGTTATACTGGTGGTCTTCTTGAAAGGCCCAACCTTTCTTGGCATAAATGTCCAAGACTACACTGAAATAGCTGTCTATCTCAGGTGGTGTCTCCTGAGATATACGTCGTGTAGCGTATTCATATTGTCCATACTTAGAGTCTGATGCTCCGACTGCTGGTCTAGGGAATGCTCCAACCTGATCCCTTGGCACGATCCATGTGCGCGTGACCGTCAACCCTCCTTCCTGAAGCGTGAAGTTTCCTTCCTGATTCCCTACGTCTGGAGTCTTAGCATAAATACGCTCTTCCGATACATACAGCGAGGACAAGGTCTCATCTTCGATGGGTCGTTGAACACGATCCACGAGCAGGTAGTTGCCTGTAAACTTGTTGTTTGGTTCAGGTGACATTGGCGCACCAACGACAGGTGCATCAGGGTCATAGGAGTCACGGAGCACGACGTAGCTGCGACGGACTAAGGATACGCGGACTCCGCCAATGTCTACGAAGGACTCAGAGAAATTATACTGGTCTTCGTTGAACCGATCACGAGCGTAGTAAAACTTGTAGAAGTCTCCAATATTGTCATTGGGGACAGCGGCCACGAACTTGTGGTCTGTAAACTCGGAGTGTGCTTCCCCAAATTCTGGTAGTGGGGCTGGTTCTAGCTTCTCATTTTTACGGTCAACCAGCTCATAGAACACAAAATCATTCTGGTCTGGAGTCAGGTATACGAACACGCGGCGCTCATTGACCTCGCCATTCTGGATAGCTGACACATAGAACCACTCTTCGGAAACCTGTTCAACCGTTTGGTGCGCTCCTGTCTCCTCGTCTACCTCCCAGAAAGGGTTGTCACTATCGTCTAATAGCTCGACAACAGTAAACCCTGTAACCCCTGAGGTCGCGCCATAGACGGCGTATCGGGATACACCGTCAGGCTGATAATACTGTGAGACGTTGTCGGGACGAAGGTAAAAAAGTTCTTGTGCGTCTGCGCCTTTGGTCGATATTATCTCATCTCGGTGAACTAGGTTTGTCGTAGTAAAGACATGAGCCCCTGTGTTTTTGTCATATGAGGTCGTGGTAATGGGTGCCCTCTTGAGATACACACATTTCTCCAGCACAAACATGGAGTCCATCTCGTCTGGGTTTCTCTTCGATGAGATACCTACTGTTTCACCGACACGAGATTGCTCCCTAGAAATTAGGGTATACTTATCAGATGCATCAAAGGGGTCAGCATCTACAATAGGCATCGGGGATCCCAGTGCTGGGGCATCCTCGTCGTATTCTGACCGTAGAGTGATGTAGGTCCTTATTACTTGATCATATGTGCCAGACTTATGATTGACAGTGGAGTGCTCAAAGTTGTAATCATCTTGGTGATCGCGCTTTGCGGCATAGTAATAAAAATAAACCTGCCCCTCTTCGTCGGCCTGAACAGCTTGAGTAAAGAAATGATTAGGGTATTTCCTAAAATCAGGGTGAGGGTCGCCATATTCTGGGATAGACTCCTGTACACGCTGCTTGTCTACTTTTTCGTAGAATAAAAAGTCCTCGTTCCGTGGACTGACAAATATAGAGAAACGCTGACGTTGGCTACTCAGAGGCATACGCGCAGTTTACATCACTCACGGCAAAAAGCCAACTTCAAAACACAGCACACGAGGGATCATTTACCAAAAAACAACGAGGCAATCACACCAAGGGCTGACATGATTGCTGTTCCCAGTGCGACCGAAGCTGATTTGTTCTTCTCTGCCTCACTGATCCTAGTCTCAACGGACACTATGCGCTCGAATACTCCAGCCCTCCCATTACCATTGATCCGCTCTTCTAGCTTCTCCGTGGTCTTTCTTATGGAGCGTAGCTCCGACATTATTGATTCGAGTTTGTCTTCCACGCTCATGATATCCCTAAGGTTTTTTCGATTCTAGCAATCCGTTCCTCTAATGTCAATGCGGGTTTGCTTGTGATGGGCTGCAAACCAAGGTATTTCAATGATCCGTCGGCTATAGCCCGCGCCATCTTCTCTCGATTGCTAGGATCATTTATAAGTGCCTCACCCAGAGCGGTATGTATAAACTCCCCTTCCATCAACACGGCGGGGCAGTTGGCTCTGCGTATCACAGAAAAATCTGCTTCTTTGTCAAGATCGCCATCTGACCAGTCTTGGCGAGCATTCTGAGTCGGGAACAGGGCAGCGTGAGCCTCTCCGATGCAGGTCGCCAGCTTATCTGAGTTGTTGTCTTTCTTAGTAGTAAAGATCTCCCAACCGTTTGCGACCATGCTGGTAGCTGCATTAAAATGATATGAGATAAAGATATCACAATCCGCAGCATTACAGATATCAGCTCTCTCAGTGAGGCTGACGGAGGTGTCATTGCTGCGAGTCATCACTACCTCTACGTAAGGAGATAGAATGAACTTAGCGCGTTCACACACGTCGAGGGCCATCTCGGATTCTTCCAAACCCGATGGCCCTAGGGCACCTACGTCATTTCCGCCGTGACCTGCGTCGAGGCAGATGCGCTTCATTTAGCTGGCTCGATAATACGAATTGCTTGAGGTGAAATAACTAACCCACCTTTGGCGGAATAAGAGCCTTTGAACTTGTCGTTGTCAAGGTTGACGCTAAGGCCCTCACATGCTGCGAGTGCTAGGGTTGCTAATGCTACTAATATGTATTTAATCATGGTGGTTATGGGTTGCGAATTTTGGGGTTTTCTTTCGGAATGCAAGGCGGCCAGCTGCTCTGACTGCCCAGTAAATGATTCTACGCTTAATGATCCCTACGCCATACAGTTTCATGAACAGCAAGAAGATGCGGTCGCATTTTCTACGGGATATGTTTTCATGTCGTTCCACTTTGGAATAAAGCCAATCATGTAAAATACCTGCACCCACCCACTCTGGGGCCTTTGGGGTATTGATTAAGGGTTGTGCAGCACGTGGGATTGACAGACCATTGCTAATAAATTTGGGTGGGACTACAATTAAAGGCTCTTGTCCACTGTCGTAAGCAATAGGCTCACAAGAATAGAACACTCGCTCTCCTAGTTCGCCGTCATAGTATGTGTGCAGGTCTGGATTTGGGGGTGTCATGTTCAGGCTGGGGGTGAAGCAGGTCTCCAAAATTCAGCTCCTTCTAATGTCTTACACAAGGTGGTGCCTAGAACTTCTTCGCTGTCGTCTGGGACAGGTTCTATTATAGGTCGGATTGTGTGCAAGTCAAGACCGTGGACGCTGTCGTCCTCCGTTGTGGTCTGCTCTACGTTGTTGAAGTTGTGTTCTGGTGCCTCCATCCCGAGGAAATCCCATACTTCTGCCATGGTTTCGGTAGGCTTAGAGGTAAGTGCATCAAACTCGACCAGCAATAATCGATCAGCGAGTCCGCGCTGAGCCGCATCTTTAAGGCGGTTGTAAGCTAAACCAAGCACGCCGTCTTTGGCTAGGACTTGATTAGCCCTCCCATCTACAGTTTGTGCCGCAAAATAGTCACCACTATCCTGTTTCTTGTGTGCTGCTTTACGGTGCAGCTTCTCCATACTGGAAACAATCTGGCTAATGTTGCGGACTGGAACTAAAACCTTAGCTTTTCTACCTAATGCAAACTCTGCCATCTCGAGCAAACTAGTCCAGCCACGGCCTTTATCTATAACCACGGGCTTATCAGTATCATGGTAAGCATGGATCATGGCGTGCATCACACGCTGCAAGTTCTTGTCATCCGCTAAATCCTTAGAGGCTTTGTGCTCCAGCCACTGGTTCCAGTTATTTCGTAACACGAACAAAGACTCATGGCACGCGCTGGTGGGGGTAGTGTGGACGTCGGGGTGCTGTGCTAGAAGGTTGCAGAGCAGGGTCGAGCCGCTCCTTGGTAGGCCGCAGACAAAATGTATCTCTTTCTCCATGGCCCATATTTTAGGCTACAGGGTCAGGGGTTCAAGTTTATAGTGCGGAATATGTTGAGTCTTAGTAAATACTGTAAAACTCGTTAATATTGCGCTCAATGTTTTCTTTGTTATGTAGCTGATCGTTAGGGTAAATAATCAATTCTTGCATTTTGCCTTGGTAACTATGCCCTCCATTTCCTGCTTGACCTACACCTATGTTAGAAGTACCGCTAGTTTCAATACTACCTGCCCATGTTCCGAATGAACCGCTTGTAGATGATCCATTAAAACCATAATTATATGAACCTTGAGACTCATCAAAGTTAAATGACCTTAACTGCTGATTTGTGGTTTCTCCTGTAGTATTGAACGTTTCATACCCTGCACCATCATTTAAATAATATGATCCATCTGTATAGAAAATCACAAACCCTTGCTGACCAATTATATCATCACACCAAACACGATCTTGGCTAGTATTGACTGTCGTGTGTGTGACTGCATACCAAGAAACACCACCTTCATAATCAAAGTTTCCAGCGTTACTAAATCCTGCCGCAGTTGTATCAAAATTTATTGCTGGCTTGCCGTTCTCTGATTCAACAACACCATTGGTAGCAATTCTTGGTTGGCTGGCTTCCGTGGTTTGTGTTACATCTATACCATTACCGCTTTGATCATACCAAGTACGAACAAAAGCTGATGTACCTTGACACCAAGTAGCCAGCGTACCGTCGGTTATTTCCGATGCTGTAAAATCACTATATGCTCCATCAAGGGTTCTCCTTACTTCAACAACTGGTTGACCAGCCCAAGCAGTAGTAAGCTCTCTGAGTGAGTAAGCACCACAAGCACTAGCGTAAGTGTCTATTAATTTGTTAGCTGGTAGCGGAGCATCATACGAGTAAGTAGAACCAAAGTTAGTTCCATCATTAGTTCCAGCTTTGTCTTCTACGTCATCGTTATCTGTTAGCCAATGCCCTACAAGGTTTGTTTGAACATCTGTGCCGTTGTATAAGCTGGCGATGTCTGTGGATGTTAATGTTGAGTCAAAAATGCGACAATCTGCGATGTTACCATTAAAATAAAAAGGATCATTTACACTGTTGTGAAACGCTCCAATAATAAGATCTGCTGAGGTATCATCTATTACTACATTTGAGCCATTGTTATTTGTTATGTTAGTAGATACAATAGAACCATTATAATAAACAACAACTTTATCATTATCAGCTTGTGTTTGATCGTATGTAAATGCTACATGACACCAAACATCATCTTGTATATGACCAACGACAGAATCAAATCTACGCTGTATACTTCCAGACGTATTAGTTACAACAACACGTATAATACCACTCGAAAGAACTTGGAAATTAAACTGCCTTAATGAGCCTGTATAGTTATCTTTTGTTATTATTCCGTGTGCTTGTGAATTATTAAAATCAACTTTGATCCAAGCACTGATGGTGAACTCTGCGCCTGTGCCAGCGAATACAGAATCAAGCGAATCGCCAAGTTTGACTCGATCATCAACACCATCAAATAAACGTGAAGCCCTCCCAAACTCTATGGCTGGGGATGGGTTATCGGGTGAGAAAATACTGCCGAAGTTTTCACCATTGTTAGAATTAACAGAATGATCTAAAACGTCATCTGTATCCTTGATCCAGTGACCTACTAGGTTTGTGGTTACGTTTGTTCCGTTGTATAGGTCGGAGATGTCTGACGCAGAAAACTCTGTATCATATATTCTTACGTCTGCGATGTTTCCATTAAAATATATGTCTGTTGCTGTTGTCCCCCTGTTCCTTGCGCCTATAAACATATCTTCAGTAACTGATAGAGACCCGTAACTAGATAAATCGTCTATTGTGCCTGTCTGTATTCCGTTGAAATAACGAGTCATGTTGCCAGAATTATTGAAGGTTACAGCTATATGCGCCCACTCTCCGTCTTGCAAGGCAGCCCCGTCTTGAGTAGAAACTAAAAAACTTGAACCATCGCCCCATATAACATGAATGAGACCAGTGTCACGTATCATAACTCTAAATCTTGATACGCTATTGCTTGCGAGCGAACCAGCTACAAACCCAAAATCAACAACATCCATCTTAATCCATGCCGAAAATGTAAGTTGATTTTTTCCATTGAAGGGGTTGGTAGAATTTAAATCAATATAATCATCAACACCATTAAAGCTACGACTTTTATTACCAAAGCCATCAAATGCAGTAACACCGCCTTGGAATCCTTTTCGTCTATGTGATAAATATGAACTCATTATTTTTAAGAAGGGCTATCTGTTGAGTAAGTAGAACCATTGTTTGTGCCGTCATTAGTTCCCGCATGGTCTAGAACGTCATCGCTGTTTGTTAGCCACTGACCAATAAGGTTGGTTCTATCTGTTGTGCCGTTGTAGATATCTAGCACTTCTGTTAATGTTAAAGCAGAATCATATAATCTAACATCAGCTATTCTTCCATTAAATTCATCAGCCGTAAAATTTCCGTCTGCAATCTCTCTTGCTCCTATGCTCGGAGGATCTTGTGCTGTTATATCCCACGGGTGTATGCTTGAAAGTGATACGCTACCCTCACTTACTCCATCCGCAAAAAGTTCTAATGTCTTAGCGTTTGCGTCAAGAGATACTACTGCGTGATGCCATTTTCCTACAACTACATTGCTTGAACTTTGTATCGCAAAGACGTTTCCAGAATTGTTATAGTCAATTAAGTATCCACTGATTTTTGAATTAACGAGCAATATTTGTAACCCATCGTAACGAGCATTTCCACTTGAGGAGGCTCGCCCCATTCTAACGATTCCTCTGGTATTTACTATGCTGTCTGCGTTAAGCCAGCAAGACCAACTCAAGCTGCCCGTTCCTATGCTTACAACATCACTCATTTCAACGTGCTGACTTACACCACTAAAATCTCGTGAAGCTTGCCTAGATGGAACTAGATCCATAGGAGGATTATCGTATGAGTAAGTAGAGCCAAAGTTAGTGCCGTCATTTGTCCCAGCTTTGTCTTCTACGTCATCGTTATCTGTTAGCCAATGTCCTACTAGGTTAGTTCGAACATCCGTGCCAGCGTATAGGTCGGATACTTGGGAAGCTGTTAGGTCAGTGTCATAGATTCTGCAATCTGATAATTTGCAAGCTGATGGATATATCAAGTTTCCACTATTGAGTGCGCCACCAATAGATAAATTAGCAGAACTATTAAAAATAGAATTTACTGTAGAGTCTTCTTGCTTGACGATGTTAGCATCTTCAACACCATTAACAAAAAGTTTTAGGTTGTTATTTGAAAATGTAAATGCCACATGATGCCAAGAACCATCATTAATATATAAACCATTTGTGTAGTAAATTTTTCTAGTGGCAGAATCACCCGTTGCTGCAATCGCAACTCTAAATTGACCATTTGCACCATTTGTCATTGTCCATGCCCTAGTAGCGCCACCAACATCCCAATGACTAAAAAATAGTTTGTCTGCGCCAGATTGCGTTGTCTTTACCCAAAGAGCGGCACTCAAATTAGTAGTGCTTTCATTAATATCTGGGATTGAAATATAATCACTTGTCCCGTTAAAGTCACGGCTTGCGCTGCCAAACTCTACAGGCGGTGATGGGTTATCATAAGAATACTTTGACCCGTAGTTAGTGCCGTTGTTAGAACCAGCGTTGTCTAGCAAGTTGTCTGCATCTGTTAGCCAGTGACCTACGAGATTAGTTGTGATGTTTGTGCCGTTGTAGATGTCTGATATATCAGTAGCGGTTAATGTGGAGTTGTAGATTCTAACATCTGCTTTACCGCCACTTCCCAAATTTGCAGGTGCATCATTCACCCATGTGCATCCAACTGTTATAGGCCCATCGCTGTTGTAAATTGTTGTCATTGCATGATCAAAAACCTTAGTGGTTGTTTCCTCTGAACCATCAACAAATAATTTAAGAGTTCCGTTATCCCAAGTAAACGCTACATGATGCCATGTCCCATCTGAAACGTCAGTAGTGCCGTAATATCTTTTAACTGGGTCTGCTCCATCGCCATCACCTGACAAATAAACCATCAACTTTTTGCCATTGGTTTCCGCTGTTCTTGAAGGTCCAATCCACCAAGCTCTATTATTGCTTAATGTTCGCCAATGAGCAAGGTGAGTTGTAACCCAATCTTGATCCGTAGTTTTTACCCAAAGAGCGACACTCAAATTAGTAGTGCTTTCATTAATATCTGGGATAGAAATATAATCATCAACACCATTAAAGCTACGGCTTCGATTACCAAAGCCGTCAAATGCTAGAGCCTCTCCCCCGTGCCTGTATGGATTGATTTGATTCATTAAATGATGCCGTCTGGATCAACTACAGGAGGAACATAATTAAATAGCTCGTAGCAATGTAGACCATAGGCAATCATGTCTAACTTAAATGCTGATACTGTTAGGGTTTGAACTTCGCCTAATACATCTTTAACTGTAAGCTCTGCCTCTGCTGGCATTTGAGCTTGGTCAACCAAGGTAAGCATACGAGTAAATGCGTTCTGTGCATCTGTGGCAACATCGTATTTAATGCCTCCATCACTCAAGAAATGTGGTGGAATCTTTGCATCAATTTCATCTTGTGTTAGATCGACAACTTCAAAGCTTTGAATTGTTGCAGTCTCGTTAGCTACGTCATAATTGACGGGAAGCCTTTTGATTTTCTGAGTTGAGGAATCATAACTTGGCTTTGCTTCTTTAACTTCGATAAGCCATTTAATGTTTTCAGCCAAAAAAGGAATCATTTGAGAGGTATCGTTAGATCCCCATTTTAGTCCTGTCATTGGTTTCCCGCTGCCATCTTTGAGAGGGGCAGAAGTGTTCGTGTCATAGACAGTAAATCTGTCTGATTCTTGGATTGGATATGTGATAGCCATTTTTATGTTCTGTTATGTTTTAGTCCCATGAGATAAGCAAATCGCAATGCAATCCCGCTCCCCCTGCTGTAGTTGTATCTACTTCAAATTCAAATTTATCTCCAGCATTAAAAGTAGTCGGATCAGTTGTCAGTACTGCTGGAGTGGTTGCGTTGGAAGTATCCGTTTGTGCATCATCAATAGTGATACCAGTTGAGAAAATGGTTACTCCTGTCTTGTGAACATCTAAAGCTAATGCGCTACCGCTCGTTGCGCTGGCTGCACCTGCCGCGACCGCGTGGACCTTTCCAGCTGCAGGGGCATACCAAGTATTTTTAATACCAATAGTTGCGTCTGCTGTTTCATTGCCGAGCTTCCAACTATACCAATTCTGCAAAAGGCTATTGGAATATTTCAAGCGGATTCCAAGTAACCTTGCATCTTGTGAAGCTGCCGTTGCTCCCGCTGCTGCCCTTGCAATCTCGAGGTGGAGAATGTCTCCATCTGTGGCACTACCGCCCACTGTGATGGATGATGCTGTGATTTGGTGTATGTCTCCATCTGCAAGAATAGGATCGTCTAGCGTTGCTGTAGGAGCGGGGAAAGCAATATCCCACGCATCATCATTGCCGCCAGCTTGTGCAGCCACTTCCCATTTTACATTCTCTCCGACTGTGCCTCCTGTGATTGTCCAGTAAAGTTCCACATCAATTACGCCTTTATCCCATTGAGGGGGCATTGCAATTTTAGCGTATAAAGTTTCTCCCGTTGCTACGTTATACCAATCAACAGAGTTATTAGTTCCGTTATCCGCTCCCGTGCTTGCGTCTGCCTCTCCGTCTTTGGCTAGCATCGCTCCCGCATCAATATAAACGGAAGTTTCCGCTGTCTCTGCGCTGCCACCGCCCCCAGCGTTATCATCTACATATTTCTTAGTTGCTGGATGAAAGTCTGCTGAAGGAATAAATGAAACTGTATTATCTAACTCTAACACATTAGCTTTTGTTGCTAGTGCTGAAAGGTCTTGATCTCCTGTATTTGTTCCCGTGATTCCATCCAACTTAGTCTTGTCTCCATCTACGAAGGCACCTTCCGTTAAAATAGACTGTAAACCAGACAGGTCTTGATCTCCTGTATTAGTTCCAGTGATCCCATCAAGCTTAGTCTTATCACCATCTACGAAGGCACCTTCCGTTAAAATAGACTGTAAACCAGACAGGTCTTGATCTCCTGTATTAGTTCCAGTGATCCCATCAAGCTTAGTCTTATCACCATCTACGAAGGCACCTTCCGTTAAAATGTCCTGCTTAGTGGTGCTGAGTGTATCAGCTAAATCCCCTTGTGTGGACGTGGCGAAGTCCCCCACAGCAGACTGTGCGGCTGTTCCTAACCCGAGGTTCGTGCGTGCAACCGCTTTTGTGGCACTCTTTAAGAAAGTGTCTACATCTTGTGATACTGTGACATCGTCTGGCATAATTGTATGGGTTTAAGGTATCAGATTCAGGGTTAAAGTGACAGGGTAAATTATCCGACGTGCCACGCTGACCCATCATGATAGACTGGGACGAAGTTGGCTCCACCGTTTGTGACAACTTGGCCGTGGTGGCTTGCTAAAGTATTACCTGAGTCAGTGACAAAGGCTCTTCTACCAGCCACTCCAGTTGGTAAGGTGGCTACTGTATACACACCCTCACTAATTGGTATATCTGAACCAGCATCATCAGTAAACCAAAGCTCGTTTGGTGTCGCAGTCTTAACCCAGATTTGGCCGCGACCTGCTATGTCTGCTAATGCACTGGCTCGCTCATCAATGAACAAGGGAGCAGAGATGTGCATTCCGTTAGCCACTCGGAAGTTGGCTGTCTTTTCTTGCGTGATGGTGTAGTCAGCGGCGGTGGTGTCGGCGAAGGCAAATACCCCGTCCAACCTACCTAGTGGCACACCAGTAGCCTTGACTCGGGTTCCAGCGATAACACAATTTGAACCATAACTGATGTTGTTATTGTTACCACCCAGTATAATAGAGCTATCTGCATAATTTCCAGAGTTGGTCTGGCCTGCAAGAATAGCACAGTATCCTCCACCACCCATCCCCCCATCAAGAGTGTGTCCCTGACCACCAATAATTGCGCTGTTGTAAGAGGACATTGTGGTAACAAGAGTATTGCCCCCATGTGCTAGGATAACAGAGTTATCGCCATAGCTATTAGCCATACTACAATTAGTAGATGAAATAATTGATGCGCGCGATGTGTTTGCTGGAATAGTATTACCAGTTCCAGCAGTAATAAAGCCATGAGTGCCTGCCGCGCTATTGAAGCTACCACCGATAAGTGCAGAGTGGGTACCAGCTGCAACATCATCAGCGTTACCCTGCATCTGAAGATCTACCGAATAGTTGCCTCGGGCATCAGGTGTGGAGCTTCTTGCTACCGCAGAGATATCATAAGTTGAGCTTGAACCTTGGGTCGTGCCACCAGTCGCTGCGTCTTGCCACGCCAGCCCTGTTGCGTAGCCCGATGCCGTTGTAAGAACTTTACCATCTTGAGGGAACGCCGTTAATTTGGCAGCTGTGTTATTACCCGTTCCGACAATAAGATCACCCTTAGCATCAAAGGCTGTGTCAGTCGTGATATCCCAACCAAGTGTTTCAATCTTATCGTAGATCGCATTCTTAGTGGCAGCGTCTTGGTTTCCGTTCCACCCAACCCCATACGCAAGGTCGGATGCTGCTCCTCCCGCTGGGGCGAGCTTGATGACGGATCCATCGTATGTTAAGACTTGCCCGCTTTTACCAGATAGATTCTCATTACTCTGGAACACATAGTTATCTAATTCAATGCTTGCTGCTCCAAAATTTCCCGATGCTGAGGAGAGTTTTAAATTACTTCGATAAAAACCACTACCTGTGTTATCAACGACACTTATCGTCGTTGGGTTTTGAGCGCCGTAGCCTGATGAGGTCCCTGATCGGATATCTAGACTGAACTCATCCAAGGTTGAACTAGTAAAAGATAAGAAGGGTGCGTTTGACTTCCGTATTTCAAAGTTTCCCACATCTAAATTACCGCCTAATTCGGGGCTCGTGTCCTCTACTATGTCTACCAAGCCACCAGAAGGGGCGGCCCACTTAAGACCAGTGGCTTCAGCAGCATCGGTCGTTAAAACTAAATCATCGGTGACAGGCGCAGGTAGTATTGAAGCGGCTCCTGCCCCAGTTGCAGCAATTAAGTCGCCTTTAGTGGCCCATGAGGCATCGGTGGTGATGTCGCTTGTGATGACTATCCAATCAGCTGAGTCGGATAGGACTCCCGATGATTTAGCTATTAAAACATCACCAACCGCAAAGGTTATGTCTGGGTCTGTTACGAAGTTGTATGTTCCTGCTGCGGTGACGTAGTAAATGTCACCTACAGTGGAAGTAATTACATTCAGGTTTGGGGAACCGAGTCCACCCGATGCAGTTGGATCAAAATCTCCTTTGTATGAAACTTGGTCTGATGATAACCCATTCAATTTTGAAGCCAGCGCATCTGTGAAAGCGTTGGTATCTGCCTCAGCTTCGTAAGCCACTTTGATCTCTGCTCCTGTCTGGTCAGCTGTCGCAGCGGTTTCTATGCCTGTCAGTTTTGTTTGCTCAGCATCCGTGAAAGCGTTGGTGTCTGCCTCAGCTTCGTAAGCCACTTTGATCTCTGCGCCTGTCTGGTCAGCTGTCGCAGCGGTTTCGATGCCTGTCAGTTTTGTTTGCTCAGCATCTGTGAAGGCGTTGGTGTCTGCATTGGACTCGTATTTTGTCTTAACGGTTCCCGCGTCTAACCCACTCCCGACTATGGTCCAGTCACTTTCCGTGGATGCACTGTCAACCTCTGCAATTATGGTTGTCCCAAGTAATAATGTTTGACTATAAAAACTACCCTCTGTCTCGACGACATAGGTGTCTCCTGCGGAAATTGCGATCGCTGATGGTGATGTTAAGTCAGGTGTGTTAGTCGAAGCATTGTAAGCTCCTTTGAAACTTGATGCGCTTAGAAGGATCTCATTATCGACATAGGATTTAACACTAGCTTGTGTTGGGACTTTTGTCTGTGAGTTGCTCACCAAGGTGGCTTCGTTTAATACAAATGAGGCTCCGCTAATATCTGCATCCGTGGTTTTTACAATGACATTACCATCGGTAATATTGGCAAGGGTGTGGGTGTGGGCTGCTTGAGCAAAATCGGTGGTGTCGGCTGCAGCTGCGGTGCCACTGTCAGATATGTCAGAAAGGGTGTGAGTGTGGCTTGCTTGAGCAAAGTCGGTGGTATCGGATGCAGCGGCGGTGCCGCTGTCAGATATGTCAGAAAGGGTGTGAGCATGGACTGCGCCAGCAAAGTCGGTGGTATCGGATGCAGCTGCGGTGCCGCTGTCGGATATGTCAGAAAGGGTGTGGGTGTGTGCCGTCGGGTCACGGTCATCTGATAAACGAGTGTCATTGCCTTTAACAACTTCGGCAGCTGCGGCATTACCTACTGTAGCTACATCAAGACCAGCGGCACTCCCAGAATCCGTAATCTGAGATAGTGTGTGGCTATGTGTGGTTGGTGTTCTCGCATCACTAAGGCGGGAATCCGTGGTATCAATAAGGGTAGCATCAGAGATCTGAGAGTTGACTGAAGACAAGGTCCCAGCTTGGATGGAGTTGCTAGCGAGTGTTCCTTGGGATGCGGTCGCAAAGTCGGCTGAGGCGGAGGCAGCTGCTGTGCCTGCATCAGTAATATCAGCTAAGACATGTGTGTGAACAACATCTGCTTTTCCTTCTAAGGAGCCTGAGACCCCTGTTAACTTGATAACTTTAATTGGGTTGGCCATACTAGTGGGTGATGTGCTTAGATGTTGTCAGGACAATGTTCTCTGAATAATGAATGTCACCACTTGGGTCGGTGAACTTGATGTCGAATACCATCGACATCTGTGGGGGTAAATTTAAAGTATCGGCTGGGGGTGCAGACACGCGGATTTGTCCGACCGCTGCTGCTGTGTCGTCGATACTGAACGTAACAAGTTTCTCGTTACTTGAAACAAGTTTAAGGTCGCTTTCAAACGACCATGAAGAAAGATCAATAGGGTTATCCACCTCATCAACACAGAGACAAGTCTGAGAAAATGTAGAACCTCTCTTGATCTCAATCTCTGGGGCGGGCATGGCTTAGGCGTATTCTTCTTTTTCTTCGTCTTCTTCGTCGTCTTCAGTCAAGGCTTGCTCAACCGCAGATGCGAAGTCGGCGTCTTCCTCTTCGGGTTCACCCTCGGGCTCCTCCTCGGTCATTTCTTCGGACATTTCCTCCACCATCTCAGGATCGGCAGGGGCTTCTTCAGCCATCTCTGCTTCAGGGGCTTCTTCAGGGGCTTCTTCAGGGGCTTCTTCAGGGGCTTCTTCGCCTCCTTCGGTCAGGGCCTCGGCTTCGGCGACAGCCTTATCAGCTTTGATCTGCATTTGTTGTGCTTCGAGTTGTAGCACTTCCGCTTTGGCGCGGGCTAGTTCTGCTTCAATAGCAGCTGCGAAGTTGTCGGGCTCTTCTGTAGATTGGTTGTCCATAGGTAAAAGGTGTTGCGGGGGGTATAGTTTTTATACCCCCCACAACGGTTAGTTTGTTTTAGCGATTAGGCTGCTGGTGTAGCAGAGTCGCGCTTGAACAGAATGACGTATCCGAACTCAGTCTTGATTGGCTTGGAAGCCGATGCAAGAACACCACGGAAGAAACCAGTGGTTCCATCAGGGTTCTTATCTTCGTGCTGGATGTTAAGCCAGTTGAACTTACCCTTGTAGTCACAAGGATTGAAGCTCAGACCATTTGAACCACCGAATGGGTTAGGAATCTGTGACTCCATTACCTCTGAGTGAAGAACAAATGCTGCTTCGATTGGTGCGGTCTCGTAATCTGCGTTGTCAACAACGATGCCACTGCCACTCATGGTGTAGGGCATTACGCGGCTTGGGACACCACCTGCGAGGGTGTAACGAGGAGCGAGATCGTCAACCATGTGGTAGTAACCACGGAAGGACTTCTCGACACCAAGTGGAGCGATGAGCTCACTGACCTTAGCAGCGTTGTAACGTACATCATCACGGAAACCTGCTTCGGTCTGTAGGGCGTATGATGCCTCAGAAGAGCAGACAAGTGCGAAGACTGGGCGACCATTCTCACGACCATATGCATCACGACCAGCACCCTTGCGGACGTTCTGGTAGTAAATCTTATCAAGGATAGCGTTGGAGATATTGGCATCTGGTGTGATGTCAGTGCCTCCAACTCCTGAAGTTGCAAGGTCAAGTGGCGATGCGATAGCTACACCCTCGAAATCTTCAGCAGCGGTGCCATCGGCATTTGCGTCTACTGTTGATACGACAGCGGAACCAGCAGTTTTAGCGCACAGCAGGTTACCAGCAAGACGCTCGTACTCGTCACGATAACGGTTTTCCCATGTGTAGGCAGTAGCCTCAGTCATGAGATCCATGATAGCGCGGAGCTGGTCTTGGCGGTGGGCAGCGAAACGAAGGTCTTCCAAAGAAATCTTAGGAGACTCAACAGTAGCGCGACGTAGGGTGTAAGGCTTAAGCTTACGGCTGAAGTTGATGTAAGAACGCTGATCTTGAGCGAGGTCTGTAGCAGGGCTTGCAGTATCACCGCCGTTGTTACCAGCAAACTGATTAGCTGCGCCCTCAAGGGGTTGACTGCCTACAAGTTGAGACTGGTTTAGGGTAGATGATGTCTCAGTGATAGCAATGTCGTGCCAGTTAACACCCTCACTACCTCCAATAGAAGTAGTAGGAAGAGCACGATCATAGATCAATGTCTGTTGTGTGTAGCCCATGCCTTCAGGGAAGGGTGACTGCTTGATAAGATCCATCCACGCAGATGTGTGGAGGGTTCGTTTGTGGATATCAGCGCCGATGCGTCCAGCTT